ATAAGTAAGAATCTGGAGTCTATAATCGCAAAAACCAAACGTATAAAAAAATAAAACCAAATGTATAAATTTGTAATGGCATAAGTGAGTACAATCAGACCAAATTTACCCCTCTGATGTGAGATATAATCAGATCCTAAGGCTCTCGAAAGAGGGCTTTTTAAATATAACATGAACCCTTTGAAACCTTCCCATATACCCCGGCCCGGAACAGTATAAAAGTTAAATAAGGACGGATGGACATTATTTTATTTTGTGTATCCCTGGGTATTCTAATTGTTAAAAAATTTTATATTATCATAATCAGTAATAATTGATTGAATAGTCTTACGCCCTCTTGAAACCTGACTTTTACATGTACCTTCCGGGACACCAATATCATTTGATATTTCCTTAGTGTTCATACCTTCAATAAAATATAACCGGGTATACATATACTGATTAGGTGATTTCCTTTGCAAGGCCTTCATTGCTTTATTAATGACTTCCCGGGCTTCCATCGAATCAATAAAACTCGCTGCTCTTATCTGTAAAGGCTCATAACCATTAAACTCTTCGTGATTATTATACTTCCTGTTAAGGATAATATGAGTTAATGCCGTGTGCTTTACTATCACAGCCATCCATGCTTTCAGGGATTTGCCAGGTGTGAATGAGTTGATGTTCTTATATATTTTAAGAAAGCTCTCCTGTAACACATCTTCAGTATCCATATGATTCTTTAAGATACCGAAAGCAATAGCGTATAAATACCAATACCATTTATTATATAGATGACATTGTGCTTTTACATCCTGTTTTATCAATCCGTTTACAAGATCAATGTCGCTCATTATAACTCGTCCGCGTATTCTTGGAGTCCTTTAATGAGCCACGCAGACAGTCTTGCTCTTTGCTGCCGCAAATATCTGAATAGCCTCTTCCACCATTTTTCTTTTTTGCTGTCACTCTCAATAACCTCTTCAGGGGCTTCCATTGTCCTTGGATCCGGATCCGCTGGCACTTCACCCGCAAGCCTGGCACAACCATCATTAATAAGCATAGTAGCATCTTCCTCTTCAAGAGTTACTATACTGCCCAGTGGATAAGGAAACATCCAGTGGGGTTTCAAAATGCGTACTTTTAAATATTCCATATCATTATATTTTAATCTTTTATTATGGTGGTGGCGGTGGATCTCTGGGCGGTGGATTCTCCGGAGGTGTCCAATATAAGTAGTTGGTCATCTGAAAACTATATATCCATGTTGAAGAACCAACTATTCTTGATCGTACTTTGAACTTTATATCCCCACCAGAAGGTGATACAATTCCAGTTAAAGAAACATCTGCTGATCCAAAGTCTGCTATTGTTCCGGAGCTTTGAGAACCGCTGTTTAAAATTTCGGAATTATCAACATTTATTACTTGCCATTCTATCATCTGGCTACCAGCAAAACCAGCATTTGTGACATGCACATAACAATCAATAGCCGTGTCCGGCCAATAAATATCGCTTCCAGAATTAACTGATGTGACTGTAAGGTCAACAGGCAATGAATGAGCCCATGTACTGTAAAGCCAATCACCAGTTTCTTCTATTTTAAAACGTACATGGAAATACTGATAATTGTCGGGGACATATATTCCTGATAAGCTAATTGTCTCTGTATCCCACTTATTGATTATTCCTGACATCTGGGATCCTGATGACAACACTTCCTCACCTTCATTCACAACCTCCCAGAACAATTCCTTTTCACCATTCGCCCCGAAATTAGTGACATCGATAAAGCATATAATTGATGCTCCCGGAGCATATATTGAATTGTCAATAATTGGATTGGAAGCAGTGAAAGAAGTAGGCCGTGTGAATCTTGAAGCAGTGTATTCCGGTGAAGTAAAAGACATTGAAAAAGCCTGTTCTGTTGCACTAAAGGAATAGGCCTTCTTAGAAGTAAAAGACATTACATAAGCCTTTTCCGTTGCGTTGACAGAATAGGCCCTGGGATTTACATGTATTGCCTTATATTCACTGGGGGGGGGCATTTATGGTATATTTAATGCTGTTTAATTGCTCTATGTCGTAACCATTATTCACCTGGAGTTTGTCTTTCCATTACATGAAATTTACCTTTCATAAGTATGTTGACAACTTCTTCCTCTGTCCTTATTATATCATATTTATATATGCCTACAGTGGCAATGGGTTCTGTGACAAGACTGAATGAATCGTCATCGATCGGTAATGCATCTGCGGGAAGATCTCTTAAAATGCTTCCGTCCATCTTTTTTATTTTTCCTGTCAATTCGGATCCCGTTAGTGATTCATCTTCACCATTAAGATCGACTTCGAAATCCATATCAATAGTATCGCCGGCATAAACATAAATGTCCACTTCGGCGGGCTGAACATTATAGGCTTCCATTTCTTACCTCCTTTTTGTCTGTTTTTTATACTTAATCTCAAGCTTCGATTCTAATTTTTCAAGATGTGCCACTACGTATGGAATGTTATTTGCCTTACAGTGCTCATTTGGGAATCCTGTAGTTAGTTTACATTCACGAAACATTTTAGTGTTTCGTATATATCTTGCCGTATCCTTTCTGGTCCAGTACCAGAATGAGTTCTGATTCCAGAAGCTTACATGGGTAGGATCCTGGAATGCTCCACGGCCATCAGTGGAGGGTGTTTCGCTCAGCAATATTCCTCCGGGAGCAAGAACCCGATGTATCTCTTCCATCAGGAACCGCTGATTTTTAATATGTTCTAAGGCATCGACGGCCCTGATTACTCCAACAGAATTATCTTTAAGAGGAATCCCCTTCTCGAGATCTGTAATAATGTCAGCATCATAAATATCTATACTGATAAATCCTTCCGGCTTGTTGAAGGCTCCGCATAAATCTACTTTTAATAGATTATTAATCTCTGAAAAACGACAAGCCAAGTTGAGAATATTCTTATCGTATACTGCGACAGTATGTTTCTGGATCGCTTCGTTTTGCTGGAGCCAGGAGTTTTTACCAGTGATCCTGTAGATATATAATACCTTTGGGATATATTTGAACTTCGTAACCATATAGAATCTATGGATCAGATCCTGATCGTCACATAGGTCCTTTGTATCGGTGTGTCCGCCGATATTTTCATAAACATCTTTGCGCCATGCCCTGATATGATCCGGGGCAAACCATATATAACCAAACCGTCCAGGATATAATGGCTGAGTGTACATTGCATAAAGATCCTTACCGTTCCAGTTAAACATGCGGTAGCTCCATCCATATTCCTTGCCATAAGGTTTAAAGTTATCATCGAGAGTGGCGTTATCCGAATAAACAAATCCCACCCCGGTATCCAGGAATGCCTCTGCAAGGATTTCGAGACAATCCGGAGTTATCATATCATCATGATCAACTTCAGCAATAATTTCCCCCGCTGCCTGCATGCAGGCATATCTTTTCAGCAGACCAATAGAATTACTACGAAAAGGACATGTGAAAATTTTAATTCGAGGATCCTCGGCCAAATAATCAGCTCCATTATTTAACAGAATAATCCATTCCCAGTTTGTATAGGTCTGAGCTAGAATCGTTGCTTCTAATTCCTTAAGAAAAGAAGTGTCGTGTGTAGGAGTAATAATACTGATTTTCATTTTATTAAATTTTAATGTTTAATAATAATTATATTGGTGCCATTTCTTGATGAAGCATTACATCAAAATCATTAGCTTCAGATCCATCATCACTTATTCTAAGTATCATACTACGAGGTGATCCCGTGTTATTTTCTGATAATGATCTTGCCCTGAAAGAGAAGTCTCCATTTCCATCATCTGGAAACGCTTCTGCCCAATTAGTTCCATCACCTGTATCAATTTCTGTAATTGTAGTTGCCATATCTTCGGGATATACGTCCACGTCTGTATAATCGCTATAATCAAGAGCTGTCCAATCAAGCCATAAATTAGCAGGATCGGCAACTATTTTAGGAGCAATAATGCACTGCTCCCATACACCACCTACCTTTCTCCATGATATAATCCATTTTTCCCATACACCACCCACTTTCATCCATATGGCTTTCACTTCTTTCCAGATACCACCTACCTTTATCCATGTTTTTTTAGCCATTATTCATATTGAAAATAAACATCGCCATTACTACCTCCGGAAGGATTTGCAGTACCTGAAGAAACATTAATTGTGCCTTGGGCACCCTGGTATCCCTGATAACCCTGATATCCCCTGTAACCCTGATATCCCCTGTATCCCTGATCACCCTGCCATCCCTGGGGCCCCGGACTACCCTGATATCCCCTGTATCCCTGATCACCCTTATTACCTTGCGTGCCCTGCGGGCCCTGATCCCCCGGCATTCCAGGATCACCTTCTCCTCCCTGGTATCCCTGATAACCCTGATATCCCCGATATCCCTGATCACCCTGCATTCCCTGGGGCCCCGGACTACCCTGATATCCTCTGTATCCCTGATCACCCTGATATCCCTGAGGGCCCTGGAAACCCGTCTCCCCCGGCATTCCAGGATCACCTTCTCCTCCCTGGTATCCCTGAGGCCCTTGAGGTCCCGGATATGGAGTATTTGAATATGCTGCAATAACCGATCCCGTAGCCTGAACGATCTGTTTATCACGCCGGCGACGGTATACTTGCTTTGATGATATATTTACCTGGCTCATTCTATAACTATACTTAAATCGTCCTGTTTAATTTCCAGGAATGTCCCATTTAACGTTCGTTTAAAATCATTATATACTCCTTGAATACATATCAATTTCTTGGTACTTAAATAATCAGTATCCTGGATTGTATTGAAAAATCCCAGGCAACCAGTGCCGGTAAGCATATTGCTTGCGGTTAATGTGCCTGAAAGTTGAATGAGACTATCCCGGTATTGACTTATGATTGTCCGGAGTAATATTTCAACCAGCAGGCAGCTCGTTGAGTCTCCCGGTTTACGCCAGCCGGAGGTATATGATTTATCAATTTTATACAGAGCTCCCCGATCAGCTATATCAATTCCGTCTGCATGAATAAGCGTAATTTCGGGTGCTTCTTCGGTGAAATCCTCGTTTATTTTCCCGGTATATTCTTTATCGTTAAGTGCCGCGGTGTCATAATCCATCCCTATCCTTCCTCCTTCTCCTGGATCCTCAACATCAATTATCTCCCATTCAATATCTTTAAAACGAACCTCTTTTACCTGGGTTGTCAGAGGATCATCATTCCATGTTTTGAATATATCATCATAAGCCTTGAAATCATCATATACCTTAAAAACTACCTCGCCTCCAGGAAAATTCCAGGGGAATTGGAATTCTACATCCACCCACTGGTCTGCTATATCCTTGCCCTGATCACTTACTCTCTTATAAAAGAATAATGTTGTACTCTCAATCCAGGTATACGATGATCTGGGATCTTCTGCATACGGACGTTTACCTCCAACTTCCACGGCTATTTTGAAATATAAACCTTTTACTATATATCCATCATCTAGGACATTATCATATTCCCAGTCTTTTGTCCGAACAAATACTTTTGCTTTGAATAAAATGGAAGAGCCTGAAACTCCCGACACCCATATCCCCGAAGTATCATTTTGGAAAAACAAATTCCCGGGATTTGCCCCATTTCCATATGTGCCTTTAATATATATATCTGGTGTACTTTCAGGCTCAGATTTTCTCCCGCTTAGACTTCCGAGAGTACCTAATATGAAACCCGATACTCCAGATATACCCGTAAGATAATATGTATAAATATATTCTTTCGTCGGATGCTGTTCTTTGGTCCACACTCCAGTACCGCTCCAATTATCTTCATCAGTTATATCCGTATATGGAACAGCCCTTTCATAGGCATAGGGAGAGAACCTTATTTTTTGTCTGGAATTCCCGGCGATCATGTCGATTGCCTGATCATCTGAATCCCATTCACAATCATTATTAGAAATATCAAGGTTCCTTGTAATTACTACCGATTCGATGAATGTACCGGTATTATCAAATTTCTTTGCATTAAACGACGCGTCTGCCAGCATCGACGGATCATAAATATAAAGTGATCCATCATGCCACCGTATCTGCAAAGGATATGCTGCAAGCAAACCTTTAAGTACTTCGAGACACGTCATGGCTTCGTCACTCTCATCGTAGTAATTTGCCTGGTCAACTTTCAGCTGGTGGAATAATGTTTCCGACGATCCGATCGAAACGTCGTCAGGTGTATGTTCACATGCAAAGAACAGGTATTTATATGGTAATTCTAATACTGTCAGTATCTTCTGCAGTATGCTCCATTTAGTGTCTAATCCGGAATATTTATTCCCGCCATCAAGATATTTAAAACGCTCCAGGATGGCGAAACCATCATTGCAGGTTATTGATACTTCATAGTCCTCAAGCATGGAATACGGCTCATTAAATACCTCAGTATTTATATAACCAAGCCAGAAGGGATCAGAAGCGGTCCCTTCGTATATCCTGGTGCGGTACTTTTTAGGATTTGAAGTATGGAGTCCCAGGAACATCATATTTGATGTTGAAATCATTCTGATAGAAGCTCCCAGGGCAATGACAGGATCAAAAACTGTGGATAGTGCCGGCATCTCAATTTCAAGGGGATCCTCACCCGGCACACAATCGGTAACAGAACCGGAATAATCCAACTCCTCTATATCGATTTTCTTCAGAACCTCAACCTGGTCTTTATATTCAACCCGATATTTGACACCGTATGCCATTTAATTGCTGTTAAATTCTATTTAATTGTACTATTATGCAATTATCCGCCTCTTATATTCTTTCGTACACGTTCAGCCCTAACCAGGATTCCTACCAGCTCTCTTTCTCCTATATGAAATGTTACCTTGCCCTCAGTGAGAGCCGGTTGTATCAAACCTTGTAATTTTGATACCGGAGTCACTAATTCAGGATCTTGTCTTGCAGATGGATATTCTCCAATCATTGCAAGTGTCGGACCATAAGCCAGTGCGCCTTCGGCAAAGCCGGGGACAAGGCTCTTAAAGGCTGTTTTTGTAAGACCTGTTGCTACTGCTGTTAAAACCGGTATCATGGCAACGGCTAAAGGGCCGGTCCATCCAGCAGCTTCAATTGCATTAGCAATGGCGTTGGCCACTGATTTGGCCAATAGATCAGCGATTATCTCACGGACAGCATTGCCTACACTGGCTGCATATTCTGCCCAGCTTTCCCCTCCGGCAGCAAGTACATCCTCCATTTCCTCCAGAGATGTTTTTAAAAATTCGAAAGGATTTTCAAGGCCCTTTAATAAGGCCATGCTGTCTGCAAGTTTATAAAGCTCAACATCTACTTTCCGTGCAGCTTCTGCCATATTATCCAGACCGCTTGACATTTGAGGAGCGCCGGCAAGCTTATCCGGATCCACACCAAGTGCCTCTGCAACACTCGATGGCGTCTTGCCTCTTCCTATCTTAGGAGTACCGGGAATCACTGCCTTCCCCGGAGCTGTTACTTTTTTTATTACATCAGCCAGGGCAAGAAGGGCTTTTTTCTCAGCCTCTAGGGCTTTGATTTTTTCGAGGTGAGATTTGATTGATGCTTTATCTGCTACCGGGGTTTTCAGAACAAGCTCGTTATACATCTGGATATCGGTATTGATATCCTCGAGTGTCCTTTGATGTGTTTCAGTAGCCTTTTTAGCATCCTCTTCGGCTTTGATGGCCTTGTACCTGTTAACCGCGAGTAATAGAAGGGCCTTGCCCTGCGCATCAAGCTGATCTATCTCTTTGCTATATGTCTGTATATAACGTATTGTGTTGGCTTTGTCGAGTGCAGCAAAATATTCTTCAGCCGCTTTTTTATTGTCTTTCCACTGCTGAATATTGTCGCCTCCTAACAGGAGATTTATCCAGTTTACTATCTTTTGTCCTCCTGTAAGATCTGAGGAACTTAACATAGTAATCCAGTCTGCCAGCATTGTAAGCTCTACGGCTCCTCCCTTGGATAATATGCTCTCACCAAGAGAAAGCTTGAGGTTTTCCCAGCTCGCGGTTATCGACTGTATTTCGGTAGCTGTAGTATCTGCCACATCACCGGCTGCTTTCATCTCCCTTTCTATAACCTGGCCCACTGCCTGGGCAAAGTCCGGAGTTTTCTTTAGTTCCTTGTTTATCTCCACAACCGATAATCCAAGGTTATCAAGCCACAGGACGCTCTTACGGCCGACACCAACCACAAGACTCTCTACCAGGTAATCGGCTGCCTGTCCGGTCTCCAAAGCTCTTTGTGTCGCAAATTTAAAATAGGTTGGCAGGGACTCCATTGATATCTTGAAGTTACGGGCCTGGATAGTCTTTGACATTAGTTCAATGTTACTTACCGTGCCTCTAGTGGCCTTCTCAAGCTCTCGTAACAACCCGGGCTGATTGAGCTTATCAAAAGCAGCTTTTATTCCTTCAGCTTTAGCTGCAAGCTGAATCGACTGTTGTACGAGCTGTGTTACTTGGGCGATCCCATAAGTGAATCCCAGGGCGCCACCCATCTGGAGCAGCATTCCGCGAGCGCGGCGGGCCGTGTTCTCAAGTCCCCGGATCTGGCCCTGGACTTTATTTATGTTGTTATTGAATCCCTTGGCCTGCAGGAGAAGATCGATAATATATTTATATTTTTTCTCCATACTTCTTTTTCAGCATATTAAACCTCCGGGGATCCCGTTTTCTGCCCTCTTGTGATTTTATTTTTTTCTTATTATCCCATGGCAAAGGCATGAATTTTTTCAGGCTCGTTTTCCGCTTCATGTATGGTCTTATAGCATGATAGCATACGAGCCTGATCTGTTCCCAGCTGTTTTGTTTATCCCTTTCATTTGATTCTGTCCATCGTTTATAAATCACTTCAAATTCTCCCGGGGAAAGGTGATAGAAGCTTTGAATATCCATCCCTATGTCACCGATAGCAATGCCCAAGGCAGCCTCAATCGTCAGCGGTTTTCCTCTTTTTTTTTTGGATCCCCGACTTTTGATAATAAAAGAGCCTCCGTGGGATCTCCCTCTACCCAGAGAGTATAATCCTCGAACGATATGTTAAAGTCGATCTCTGCCCTCATACAGGCTCCCTTCACGCATAACCAGGTATAATATATCATATCTTCCTGGTCATCATCTTTGAGATCCGACAGAGCTTTCCCTTTATCCCGCTTAAACTGCAGCAGGGCCCACATCGTCGTCTCGATGGGATATTCCTTGCCTTTGATCTTTACTGCCATACCTTTTTAATTATGCTGCAACAGTTTTGATCTCCAGTCCACCGGCATCTCCATTGATCGAGAAGGTGGCTGTCATCGATGCATCATCTTCGTTTGCAGCGTTAAGATCAAGGCTCTCGATACAGAAGGTAGCCTCGAGGTACTTGTCGCCTGTCTGTTCGGTAATACCCAGGTCGCTGTCTTCATGTCCGGCAAGCTTGAGTTTTACATCAGTTTTTGCCTGCTGAAGCGCGAGCAGTTCATAATAGCTGAATGTGCCATAAGTAACCAGGTTATCAGTTGTAACCTGGGCATCGAGCGCCACGATCTTGCGGCCGGGATATAATCCTGTTGACTTCGTCCTGCGGACCCTTATCTCCGATTTGGAGCTGACTGTATGGCTCTTTGCCTCGGCGATTAAAACATATGCGGCGTCTATCTCAGCATAGAGCATAAGATCACCACCATCAATAATTCCTTCGTTTGCTGCCATTTTATGACTATTTTAAAAAGTTTAAAAATTTCGGTTTAAATATCTTCAGGGCAAGCAGCCCGAGGGCCAGGGCTATAATTATGATCCATGCCCAGAAAGCTGTTTTATATGCTGAGGGGATATATTTCTGAGGTGGAGGTACCTCTTTTATCTTCTCATATTCACTCTTCCAGTAATAGGCTTCTTTAATGGCATTATCGAGCCTGACAGTTATAGTAGTATCTTTTTGCTCAAGCTGCAACTTTATCCTGGAACGCGACAGCCAGGCTTTTGCCCATGCAAGCGATGTCTCTGCAAATGCAGTATCAGGTTTATAACCAGGTATTACAGGACAGGGCACCGGAATTGAGTCGATGCTTCTCTCGCCGGGGAGAGTCACAAACAGAGTCGTATCGCGATATATGATACTATCGCGTTTCATTGTTTTGATTTCAAAGCTTATGGAAGGGGGAAATTTTTCATAGCACCGGCGCTGTGTTACGCAGCTAACCATTATCAAGGCGATGCATATTAATAGTATCTTATTTGTCAGTTTTTCCATCTCTGGTTGAAGGATTATTAATTATTGAATTTGATTTCGCTATTATATCGGTCTTCTCGGCGGATCCCTTCGTGGATGCGAAGAAGTAATTAACCACACTTGTAAAAACGGCTATAAGGGCTCCAACAAGCAGGTAAGCAACATCTTTATTCTCCGGTGGCAATCCTTTAATAAATACCACATAAATGAGAAAAAAGAACCCTATCACTACGAGGGTTGCAAGGCAGTACTGGAATATATCTTTCGTTTTCATTTCTTCGTATTTTGTTCCAGGCTTCGAAGTCTCTCGCCATGATCATGAAGCCTTTTATCATGGCTGTTTATCTGTGAGGCAAGATGCCCTATGTCTTTCTCAAATCCCACGTTTTGTTTTTCAATTAGGGTAAGCTTTGTAAGTATCTTATCAAATTTCTCATTGATCCCTTTAATCCATATTTTTATGCTCCACCACAGGGCTGTTCCCAGGATCGAAACCACTCCTCCCAGGATCCATACGGCGATATCACTTTGTCCTGTCATAACTTGTCATACCAGGTTTTTCCGTTTTTCCTCAATTTACGCAGCACCTGTTTACGGTTCTTGCGATTTTCAGTGGGTGTCACATAGCTCACATGTACCCATTCAGGCTCCTGATCTGTACCCTCTTCCCATATCAGCTGGTCAAATTCAAGGTTCTCCCGGATGTAATCAAATATTTGCCTATTAGTAATCCTCCCGTAAGGATGGGCATCCATATCCATTGCCTCGCCAAGGCGATGCTGGCTCTTCTTGCTTGCCTGTACTTTGGGATCCTTGCTCAGAGCGGCATTCAGCTGATCACAACGGAAGAATGATGTAATGGCGATTCTCACACCATAGTGGTTGCGGACAGGCTCGAACACGGCCGTTGCAGTTACTTTCATTACCTCTTTGATTTCCTCCGGAGGCGTGTTGTCAAGCTTCAACCTCTCAGCAGTACTGCTGGCCATTGCTTCCGCGAGGCTTATGTGTTCGCTTATTTTTTCTCTTGTATCTGCCATTTTTTTGAGGTTTAAATGTTTCAAAAAAGCCCGGCGCCTGTCATTGCAACCGGGCTTCCTACCCTAAAATCAAATCGTTGTTTAACCTGTAAGCTTTTTATTTATCCCCGCTCGTGCTCTTATATCAGGAGCTTTTGCTATGTGCCAATTTTGATTATGCTCTGCAGGATATAACATCTCATTATCATCCTGCCATAGCAACGCTTCATCAAAAACAGGCATCGGGTAAATATTGACCTGGCTTAAAACTGCAGGGGTTTCCATAACCAGCTCCTGGCCGGTTATTAAATGCCTCTCGGAAGCAATAAAGACCCCCTGGCATTCATCCTGTCCCTGCATGAAGACAATTCCCGGCTTAAGGTCCGTTATCTGGTCCGCCGGAGTGAAGTTTCCTATTGCTGCAAAGAGCAACGCTACGGTCATAAAAGCAATAAATTTTTTCATATCTTGAAAATTTGGTTTATGCAATTTCAGCTATAGCAAGCACACCTGCCTGGTCCTCACGGCATTTCTCAGCCCCGAAACGCACGGTCGAGTTAATAACCGTCCCCAGGTAAGTGGCATCGTTCTCGTTGATCAACGTCGTCACATTCGACTCGGCATGACATACCATCCCGGAATGCCAGAACAGGTTGACCGGCCTGTTCGTTGATGCTGCCGTGATGGTCTTAGTGCGCACATTGCCTGATGTAAACAGCGCACCGATATGCCCATTCTTGCTCCGCACCAGTATCTCAATACCGCATATCTTACCGATAACTCCCTGGGCCAGCATGTCGGCACGACCTATCTTTTCATAATCGACAAAATCGGCTATTGCCAGCAGATCCGTGTAGGCATCGGCGGTGAGAAGGCCATATAATGCTCCGGGCAATTGCTTGGCGTTCATCCTGAGCAGCTTGTTATAAATCCCCAGTACGTCCGCTTTCGTAAGTGCTTTGCGGGTGCCGGTAAGGCCTATAACATTGGTGGCTCTTGCCGATCCGGTGCTCTCAACAACGTTTGCCGAAAGCGTTGGCAGCCACTGGTAGGCGGCATAATCGCCGGCCTTGGCATTGAGAGAGGCGGCCTGCTGCAGCTGCTTGTTCTGTCGCTTGCTGTAATTCATAACGATCGCTTCTTCATTCTCGATGAGGATAGGATCGCAGTACAGCAGCTTCATGGTGCCGTTTACCTTACTGTCGTCACTCTTGACAACTTTAAGCGGGAGCACCGTGGGAGCATCTTCCTTGGCCTCATTCACACTGCCAAGGTTAGGTATCTCGAACGTGGCGGCATCGGCTGCCAGTCCGGTTTCACTGATCGACTTCCTGTAGAAATCGCTGACAGGAAAGAGCTGCTTCTGCAGTTCCCTCGAATATACTGTTCTTGAAATCTGTGTCATTTTATTCTCATTTTATTGGTTAGTCGATCTGTACAGCTGCTGCAGTCGGAACGAACTGGGTCCCGTCATAAACAAGCTCGACAACTTTCGTTTTACCAGCAACACCGGTAACAGTGGGTGCTATAAAACCGGTTCCGAAAATCGTTGTCTCGGTACCGTTTGTCTTGCTTTTTACAAGCATCCTTGCCCCGGCCTTTATATCGGTCGGCATGGTAAGGTTGAGAGTCCGGTTGCCGGTGGCCTCAGTTGTCACACCGTCAATTATTGTAAGGTCGTTATCGACACTTATAGCCTGTGCCCCAGTAGCGCTGAGCGCTGTCGTGGTTACTTCTCCGAAGGGCCATCTTACTTTTGCCATTATCGTCAGTTTTTGTGTTTATTATTTACCGTCCCATTCCTCACCCCAGAAGTCCTTATAGATCTTCTTGAATTTCTCGGGTTCTTTAACCTTCATTACTACAAGAGCATCCGGATCATTTTTCTGGTAATGATCCCAGTCCTTTTCATCCTTATCTTTATCCGGATTTTTGATCCCTTCAAGAGCTGCATCCACCTTCGCGAGAACATCGCTCAGGCGGGTATTATCATTGCCCTCCACGGGTTTGATAACAAGATCCACAAGCAGGTCAATATCGGTATTGCCGAGCTTTGTCATGCTTGCAACATTAGTGTCATTAATGGTGCCGCTCTTCTTTCCGGCGGCAATAACAGCATCAACCAGCTTCTTCCTGGAATCGGCCAGGGAGGTATCCTTCTGGTCAAGCGCTGTTAAGATTGCCTGTTCGTCTGCGGTCTCAGGCAAACCGAGTTTAGCTGCAATTTTCTTCATATCTGTATTGGTTGGTAAAAATTTATTATTGGAAAATGCCACGAGCTTTTCAATAGTGAGTCCGGACACAGATCCTTTGTCAACACCGGTATCAATTATCTCATCGACGAATCCTGCCGAAAGAGCCTCTTCAGCTTTATACCAGGTATCTTTTTTTAATATCCCGTCAATCTCTTTTTTATTTTTGCCGCGTCTCGAAAGAAGTTCGGATATCTGTCCCTTAAAATTTCTCAGGGCCTCTTTGTCAGCATCGGAGAGTTTCTTTATTTCATCCCCGTTGTCATCAGCAAAATATGGGTTGTGAAGCATGATCCTGGCAAAGTCGTTCATCTTTATCCTATTGCAGCTCATCGCTATAACACCTGACATGCTGCCGGCAATGCCCTCGATGATCGATATAGTTTTTGCCGGTGATGCCACAATGGCTCCGACAATTGAAAGTCCCTGTACCAGGCTTCCTCCAAGAGAGTTTATCCGGATGATTATGATGTCGGCTGTTTTGCCCAGGTAATTGATCTCCCTGGCAAGGTAATCGCCATTAATATCTTTGCCGATCTCGCCATAAATAGCAACTTCGGCCTGCTGGATTTCTCTCGCCACTATTTTTGAATACCTGGTTTCCATTAAGCGCTCATAGATTTCCTTATCCTCTTAATGCGCCTAATATCAATTATATCATCCGGATTGTCAAACTTTAGTGCAAGTCCCGCACTAATTAGTGCAAGTCCCGCACTATTTGTTGGATGACATTAACCTTTTTTTCACTTTTGATAATAATTCGTTTGTCATGGCAAAAGAAAAAGAGCGGCGTACAGCTCGCATATTATATGTCGAACAGGGTAAAAATGCCCGCGAGGTCTCGGATCTCATAGGGATCCCTGAAAAAACAATCAGCCAGTGGGTAGCCAAAGGCTCCTGGAAAACAGAACGCACTGCCCGGCAGGCATCACCGGTAAGGCGTGCTGATAACATCAAACAGATAATTACCAATCTCTCTGAAGAGCGGCTTGAGCTTGATCGTAAAATCAAGGCTGCCGAGAGTTCCGCAGATACAGAGAAGCTCACTAAGCTCCGTGAAGAGGTATCACGTATTGATGATGCCGTGAGCAAATGGAACAAAACACTTGAAAATATCGAGAAGGAAAGCCGTGTAAGCCTTACAACATACCTCAATGTCATGGACCAGATATTTACTGCCATGCGTCAGTATAATACCAGGCTCTTCATGGATACTATAGAATTCCAGGATGATCACCTTCATAAAGTCTGTCAAACCCTCGGATGAAGCGCATTGATAAAATAACAGCTGAAAGGTATAGGGCAAACCTTGAGAAAATAAAATCAGGAGCATCTTTCGATCCTTTCGAAACTGATGAAGCAAAAAAGGAACGCATAAAATACCTGAAGGCTCATCCTCGTGAATTTGCCGAATATTATTTCCCGCATTACTGTAATTCAAAAAGCGCCTGGTTCCATGTACGATTTGCAAAAAAAGTTCTGAGGCAATCAGTATGTTTCATTCTCCTCCGTTGGGGAAGAAAGCTTGCTAAAAGTGTCTGGGCTGATATCATAATCCCGGTATTGCTTTGGGTAAACGATGATATCAAATTTATGGTATTGCTAGGCCAAACCTATGACAAAGCAAAAGTTCTCCTTTCAGATCTCCAGGCAGAATTTACTGCAAATCCCAGGCTTATTCATGATTTTGGCGAACAGAAGGTTACAGGTGATTGGTCTAAAGGTGATTTTCGAACAAAAAACGGTTTTTTTGCGATGGCTTTCGGTATGGAGCAAAGTGCGCGTGGGTTGCGCCGTGGTCCATCTTGTCCCGATTATATATCTGCCGACGATCTCGATGATGAAGAAATTACAAAGAATCCTAAAAGACTGAGAGCTTATGCAAAAAAGATCGAGCAGAATATAATCCCAATTATGGATGGCCCTCGCAGAAGATTCATAATGCCAAATAATTATTTTGCGCCACTAACAATTCAGGAAGTACTTCGGGAAAGACATCCATCATGGGATCTCGATCAAATTGATGCATACGACTCAGCCACTTATGAACCAGCCTGGAAGGAAAAATATTCAAAAGAATATTATAAGGAAATTGAAAAGGAAATTGGCACACTGGCAGCCCTGGCAGAGTATAATAACAAACCTCATATCGAGGGAACGATCTTTACAATAGACCAGATCCAGTGGGTACACCTGCCGGCAATAAACCATTTTGAACATATTATCGGTCATTGGGATATTGCTTATTCAGCTTCGGCAACTGCCGATTATAATGCTGTCCGCCTCTGGGGCCTGAAGGAAAACCGGTTCTATCTTATGGATTGCTTTGTTAAGCAGAGCAAGATGCGCGATGCCATCCAGTGGATAGCAGATAAAATAAAAGAGCTTCCGGGAAATGTGAGAGTAAGATGGCAATACGAAAGCCAGTTCTGGAACGAGGAGGTTCAGCGAACAATCGATGAGGTGGAGAAAAAGAACAGGATGGATTTTCGCCTTCGTAAAGTAGACCTACCCAGGGAAAATAAATATGATCGCATTGTCAGTACACAGCCATATTATCAAAATGGCAGGATCTTCTATTCCGATAAGCTGAAGGGCCATAATGATACACAGGTGGGCCTGGCACAGCTTTACGGCATCGAGCCGGGCTATAAAACAAAAGACGATGCCCCTGATGCCGATGAACGCTGCTTCACTGACCTGTCACAATTTGCCAGGCGAAGTAACCTGAAAGGCAGATCACGTACAGGATCCTATACTAAAAATAATTCAAGAACAGGTTAACCATGAGCACATTTATTAACTATGATGACTACCGCACCCGCCTGACTGACCGTATTATCGGGCTGCTTACCGACGATTCCGATTATCTGCTTGATAATGCCGAGGCGGAAGCAATAGGAATAATCAAGGACCGGCTTTCGGATAAGTATGCTATAACGGCCGAATTTGCTAAAACAGGTTCAGAACGTAATAAATCACTAATGAGATGGACGATCGCCATAGTGATTTATACACTTTATTCCAGGATACCCGACGATGAGGTCCCGGAGAGAGTAATAAAAGATTATGACGATGCCATCCGTGAGCTGGAGCTTATACAGCAGGGGAGACTTTCCTGTACATTGACCCTGAATACCGACTCGGAAGGAGAGACGGTTTCACGCATAAGAATGGGCAGTAATGATCCCCGAACTCATGATCCGTATGAATGCCCCTGAGAAATACCCGTTTTTTGCCGTTTATTACTGTTAGTTTGCCATTTAAAATATTTTTACGATGAACCCCTTCAGAAAAACACTCAATCAAATCCTGGGGCAGAAAAACGAGCCTGCGAGGAAAGAGACAAGAAAGCGTATAATAAGCCAGATTGATACCACGGTTCCCGAGGACAGGGTTAAGATGGAAATGAACACCCTGAAAACAGCCGTGGAGATAGCCATCTATCCCGGCTGGCCAGACCGACGGGACCTGATCGCGATATACAATAACTCAGTTACAGATCCTCATGTATTTGCACAAATGCAGGTGGCCAAAAGCAAGCTTCTCTCCGAACCGTTTGTTGTCAATAAAGGTGATACCGAGAACCCCGAGCTTACTGCCATGTTCAAGGCTCCCTGGTTCGAGGACTGGCTCGCCCTTTGTTTCGATGCACTCATGTGGGGTTATACATTAGTGGAAGCCGGCCCCCGTATTGACGGTGTATGGGAATCTTTCAAAGCCTTTCCCAGGCGACACGTGGAACCCTTCTCCAGGCATATACTTATACGCCCTGGTGACAGGTTGGGAATACCGTACGGAGATAAGCCTGAAGCTTTATTCCTTATCGAGATCGGGGAACCGGAGGATCTCGGCCTGCTGAAAATAATATCCCGGGAAGTTATCTGGAAGAGCTTTTCACGTACCGACTGGAGCCAGGCAAGTGAAAAATTCGGGATGCCATTCCTCTGGCTAAAAACAGGTACCGAAGATAAGCAGGAGCTTGACCGTCTTGAAGCTCTCTGTCGTAACTTTGCATCCAACGGCTATATGATTACCAACCTCGAGGATGGAGTAGAAGTCGTCGAAACTGCTAAGAGCGACGTGCATAAAATATACCTCGAGAATGCAAAGTTCTGCGATGAGCAGATCTCGAAATGTATAAACGGCCAGACAGGCACCTCTGATGAAAAATCATTCGTGGGTTCTGCAGAGGTACATGAGAGGATCCTTGATGATTTTCACCATGCAAGGATGCGTTATGCTTCAAACCTTACCAATTACAGCCTGTTCCCTTTTCTTAAATATTATGGTTACCAGCTCGATGGAACTGCCTTCCGGTTCCCGGCTCTCGATGTTAAAGCAAGTGTCCCGGAAGAACCTGAGCCGCCGCAAAAACCGGGAGAACCAGCACCTGCCGGGCAGGGAGGCGCCGGCTTAAAAAAAAAGCCCGGAGCTCAGCTGAGGCTTCCATCCTGGGTTATAAATATGCCGGGGAACTGATACTGCCCCTCGACACTCTCCTTTGTAAACAGGAAGTAATTATCCCTAAAACGGTAATTTATAATTTCCTTCAGCGTCTTTATGATGGCGATATTTATGAAGGATACCCCGATCCTGCCCTCTGGGAAAAAACATGGAAGGAGATCTTCTCGAGCTTCGAGGCCGGTTATGGCAAGTCGCTTGCAAAGGTTAAATATAATTCACCCGACCGGCAGTACTTGAAGCAGGTTAAATATAACTCTGCAGTGTTTGCCGCCTTCAAGCAAAATGAGCAGATAAAAGAGGCTGCTTCCCTACTGCTTAAACCCGATGGCACGGCTCGCTCCTGGAAAGAGTTTCGCGATGAGGCCCTGAAGATAGATGATACATATAACAAGAGGTGGCTGCAGACCGAATATAACCAGGCACATACCACAGCCCAGCAGGCAAGGCGCTGGAGAGACTTCGAAAAGACCGCGAATCTTTACCCGAACCTTATCTATATTGCTGTGCGTGATGACCGCACACGTGAATCGCATGCCCGGCTGCATGGAACGATCCGGCCTATAAATGATCCTTTCTGGGATAAATACTCGCCACCCCTCGACTGGGGCTGCCGTTGTACCCTCAGGCCTTCCGATAAGGATCCCACACCTGTTCCGGATAAGCTTCCCAATGTTCCTGCCGGCATGGATGTCAATGCCGGGAAGGAAGCAAAGATATTCTCCGATAAGCATCCGTATATTAAAGGGTCTGCCGACAGGGCTGATGAGCTTATGAAGTTCGTTAAATCACAGTTAAGTGAAAAATAAATAAAAATTAAATGGCAAAGAAAATTTCATCGTTGGGCCCCGATCTTGTTAAAATGGGGCAGAAGCTCAGGGAGAAAATAACAGAGGTGTTACCCGATATAATTGCTGTTGAGGGAAAGAAGCACTTTGAACAGAGCTTCGACAACCAGGGATTTACCGATAAGTCGATCCGCAAATGGAAGCGGCGCCGGTTTGGCGGGCAAAGAAATAAGAAGAGAGGCGGCCGTACAAAAGCATATAGTGAGTTCCTCCGGAAGGATAAAGGAAGGGCTATCCTGGTAAGCCATCAGGCAGATAAAAAGGGGCCTCACCTGAAGGATTCGATCAGGGCAACAAAGACGAAGAAGCAGGTGATCTTTTCAACCGATAAGCCATATGCGCAGGTACATAATGAAGGTGGACATGCCGGCCGGGGAGCGGGTTTTGAGATGCCGCAGCGTCAGTTCATGGGACCGTCCGAGGAGCTGAATAAAAAAATAGAAAGGAAAATTACCAGGGAGATGGATGAATTCTTTAAAAACTTTAATCTATAAAGCTATGTTTTACCCGTTTTACAAATCAATCAAGGACCGTATCACAAGCCAGGTCACGAGTTTCAAGGATGTCCAGTGGTTTAACGACCAGTACTCCTCCGGCCGGATACATGCTGAGCCGATTGTATTTATCGAATTCCCTGATATTATAAGCATCAGCGGGATATCTAAAAATACAGATAGATCGGTAGTGCCGGTAACCATTCATGTGGTTAGCAAGGCCATGGGCGAGAATGATGCTTCGATATCGGATAAGCAGCTGCAGGCTCATGACCTGCTGGCCGACGGGGTGAGGGCGGTACTCGATAATTACCCCCTCACTTACCAGGATCAGCCGTTTGGCGACAGGCTGAAACCCACAGGATATAGGGCCGCGCATGAATATAAAGGGTGGCTGGTGGCTAAGATCTTTTACTCGGTAAAGGAAATTGAATAAAAATCCCGGCAACCTTCCGGCTGCCGGGATAGCTCGCTTCGATAGAGTCTATGGAAGAACGTAGGGATTCTTATATAAGGGATCAATAATTATATGAATGCCGTAGATAGTTAATTCAGTTTCTCCTACTATAATATCATTATAATACTTATCTGGAAGCTTTATGTTCTCTTCTTTGGCGACCTTTTGAAGCAATTCCTGACTCATTCTGAGTTGCATGGGCTGTAATCTTATTGACTGGCATGCATCTATCTTCTGCCTGATTCTTTTAATTATTTCATGTTTATTCATTGGTTCAGATTATGTATCCCAGAAAACTATTTATATAAATCATCATATATGGGTCTTTCTTTTGTCTTTTTCTTTTTCGGTTTGTTAAAATTAAAGCTAATGCCTAAACCTGATGTTGCTGGTTTTATTGAACTTCTCTTTATCCATTTTTCAGCATCAATATAAAGTATAAAACTTATAAGGCCCGTGGCGGATGCTGCCGCTAACATTATCTTGCTTTGTTTTACATCATCAGTAATTAGAGAAATAGATGAAAAGCCTAGAGATAAAAATGATATATAAATTGCATTCTGCCTTTCCTGATGATATCTTCCGAGATAATATCTCACTGCCTCAATTTCGTATTCTTTAGCAGCCTTTGTTGTATCAGAAATCTGACCTTTTATTTCAGGCATGATTATGATAATTGTAAATAATATAACGATTTTTTTCATGATAGTATATTGTATCTAAAGTTAAGCAATTTATTTATAATTAGAACAGGTGTTTAGCTTTGTTTTTTCGAGCGGTTATGTTTTATTTAAATAATCACAAATTGCATCATTGGAATATCCGAATAAAGCTCCAAGCAAATAATGATCAGCATAATTTTCAGGCGTCGCAGGCAAACAATCTATAACTGCAGATAATTCGTCTCTTTTATATATCCAGAAACTTACCCATCCATCATCCAAGACGGTTGCTTTATATTTGCAATTCTCTGTGGTACAAATATCTTCAGCTGTTCCCAGGTCTTTGTCCTTAATTGTCATCAGCGCGCATGGTTTCGCCCCCCTGTTGACCATTTGGCATAATTCAATTAGCTGTCCTTTTGTCAGGTTAAACATAACACAATTGGATTTAATTTAATTTATTTTGCTTCCGCCTTGCGAAGCTTCAGTTTAGCGGCAGTTCTCAAATACAGGTAAAAGGTGCTGCGGCTTATCTGGTATGTCGGGAAAATGACTTTAAGATAAATCCACTCCTGCGTGCATCCCTTGCTTTTATAATCGAGGGTGATGTCCTGTATTTCCGCGATCCTTCGCAGCCGGTTATTTTTGTTGTACGCCATCGTTTGTGCCGTTTATCAGTTTTATCCTTATCCTGTGAATATCGAGTGAGGCTGCTTCTATCTTCATAATGGCAAAAGCAGACTCATCCAAGTCATAGTTAGCTTTAAGCTTATGAGCAATATCCAGGAGCTGGTTATTAAAGTCATTAAGCTCCTTGTCGTATTTCATAATTTCAGCTTTATCCATTTTTACAATTATTTTTTTTCGTTGTACTATTGTGCTTAACGCTATGCTTCACTCTTAGCCAGAGGGTTAATGAAGCATTGATCATCCTGTCAATCCTGGCAATCTTTGCATCCGCCTGCTCCTGCAGGGACTTAATTTTATTCCCTTTCCAGTGATTGCGTATCAGCCTTAAATGGTTTATCCATTCCTGCGGGGTAAGGTCGTCTTTTTCGCTATTACATTTTTTACAAGATCTTACCTTTAGTCTGCCTCCCAGGGATTTAGGATAAAAGTGATCACCGGTTGTTTCTCCCTCTTCACCGCAATACCAGCATTTATATCGATTACCAAGGGTGCGTGCCTTGTAAATACTCAATCTTCTGTCCGGATCAATATAGTTATCAATGCCTTTCAAGCCCATAATCTTTTAATCCAGTCAATAACAAACTTCGATCCCAGCTGCTGCAACATACAACCGGGGTTTTCTATTCTGAATACAGGAGATACTCTTGGTAGAGGTCCTTAAACTGTTCGGCTATGTATTCGGCCTTTTCTCCTGTATCTGTGCAAAGGCGCGAACCGACAAGCGTACACGAGTGATCGCAGCTGCAAAACGAACCACCGAACCCGAAACCGGACGAAAGAACATAGAACCAGGGATAATACTTCCATTGGTTATGATCGCTCCAGTCTGGTTTCCATCCGTTGTTAATGGCCAGGAATATTATCACAAGCTTGTAATAAGCAATCATTGCTTTTACCGGCTCGATGTGAGCAGCCTTTATTTCAGGCTCTGTAGTTTCAATGCCTGTCTTCTTACAGGCATCTTCAAAGGTCTTGATCGATTTATAATCGAACTCCTCTGTAGTAGATTTACTGGTCTCTTTTGTCATGGTATAAATTTTTATATTAGGAACTCCTCATATATCGCAGTGAACTGCTTCCCTGCATAATCCGCCTTCTCTTCCGATTCAAAGCAAAGGCGCGAACCGACATCCGTACGCGAGTAATCGCAGTTGTAATCCGAACCAACGAACCCGAAACCGGACGAAAGACGAAACCAGGGAAACCACTTCTTCTGGTTTGTGCTATTCCAGTCCGGGATCCAGTCCTGGTTAATTGCCTTGGTAATTACTTTCAGCTTCTTATAAGCTGCTTCATCTATGGTATCGTAATTATTCCAACCTGCATTCGGATTAATATCCAATGCTTTGCAGGCATCCGGAAAGGTTTTGATATCCCGGAAATCAATCTTTCTGAAGGCATCCTTGCCAAAGGCTGCCTCGAGCTGCTCTTTGAAAAAGTCTAGGACTGAATCATAGAGCTTCTTTGCTGTTTCTTTTGTAACTTTTACTTCTGACATAATTTTTATTTTAAATCCATAATCTTTTAATCCAGTCAATGACAAACTTCGATCCCAGCCTTAATCCCTCCCTCACGTGAGCATTATCAAGCTGGTTGCCATATGTGGGATAATAGTTATCTATTATCTCCAGCTCCACGTTCTCCGGTGTCGGGAGCTTCTTCATCAGCTCCTTCCGGGCCTCGCCCCGTGCGTAGCCCATGAGTACCAGGACATGGGTTTCCGTGAACAGCTTCCCGGTGTTAAATTGCTCTTCATAAGCGAGCATTATTTCTTTATTGGTCGGCATGATTTAGTGATTTATTAATTCTCCTTAGCCTTATAAATAGACATCTCGAAAACCTGCGGTACTCTGATCCAGGTCTCTTCCTTGTTCAGGAAAGAAGATCTGATTTCAAGTTCAACCGGTTTGCAGCGTGGTTGAGCTTTATTGAGTTCTTTGATCTTTTCCCGGAACTTTATTTTAAAAGGCGCCACCTCGAAGTTTTTGAGGAGCCGGCGGTCCATTTCCCTGGCAAGCTTCTTAACTGCTTCCTCAAGCGAGTTTTTAGCTATCCAATGATCAGCTGTTATCTTTGAAAAAAATCGTGCCATAACTATTTATGTTCGTTTTCTGTGCATTTATTCAGTATGGGGTAAGTGTTTATTTTGTTATTAATCGTACCCCCCCCCTGGTAATCAGTACATTGAGAGGACGTTCCATTTTAGAAAGAGTTAAACGGCTAACTCTTTTAACAATATCGCCTTTACTGAAAGGCGAAAGATCTTCTTCTGCCACAAGACTGACAATGTTTGGTTTGAATGTAAGCTGGGCAACAACCCGAAGTGTTTGTCTATTTGCTTCCATAGGTAACTGGTTTTAGAATTATTGGAGAGTGCTTTTTATTTGTCAGTTGATAATCTCTTGGTGTCGTTCTCAGGTATATGTCCGAAACTCCCGGCTCTGTTGTCCGTATAAGCTCCATCACATAGGCATAGGATATCTTTTTGTTATTATGGTATGTAAGTTCAAGTGTTCTCTGCAGCCTGTGAATCACTGACTCGGCCCCGATTACCCGGGCCCACTTCAGATGTCTCTCGATCATCTCCTGCAGATCCTGATCCAGGGCAAGGCCTCCCGGATGCCGAGCGTTCCATTCCTCAAGAAATGCAATGAAAAGTCTGTCATATATGATTACAGAATCACTCATTTCGTAAAATGCTTGCTTACCATTTGTTCGAACTGATAAACCGTTTTCTGCAGCTCCTGCTTCGATTGCTCCATTAAAGGCTTTTTAATGGCCCCGAAATGCCTGATAAATCTCCCCAGCCTTACTATGTCTGCCACGTTGCGCTGAACATTTTTGTTATATATGCTCCAGCCGAGCTGCATGCACATGCTGAGTAAATACCGGTGTTGTTTATTGTTCTTATCGAACTTGCCGTAATTGAGGTAGTCGGTATTGTTGACGTTACCCGAGAGCTTATCAAGAAGCCCCACCAGCTCCTCCGGCTCCATGGAGCTAAGGTGTGAGGTCCTCCCGGAGGTGAAACCAAATACAATATTCTCCTTCTCTTCCTTTAATCCAAGGTTGTCGAGCTTACCGTAAATGCGCCTTATGATTTCTTTTGTCTCTATCATTTACCAGGTGTATAAAATGTGATATCGGGCAGCCGGTCATCCATAGCTTTTACCGGCAGCCCCATATTAAAAGCAAGATTTATTTCCTCCTTCATTCCTGTGGAAATCCTGTCTCCATATACCCATACTTCATTGACAATTCCGCTTGTCAGGACTGCCACATCATTCATAATTCCCCGATTACGTTCCTCAGGCTTATTATCATCTAAAGCAAGAACATCACCCAGGTATGGTGCAAAAGGAACCACCTCCCGGAGCTTGATATCAAGATTAATGTCTCTTATAATCTTCATGATCTTTTCAACATTACCCATAATATCGCCGGCAATCGGATGACAGATATAGACTATCTTCATTTTCATAGTACCAGAATTATTGTTTCGTTATTATAGAAGAGCTTAATAGTCTTGATCGAATCATCACTGATTATCTGATCTGCTCTCTTTTCGGTAAGCATTACAGGGACGGTCCATTCATCCTGAGAATAATCCTGGTACTGGACTGAATATAGAGTAGCTCCATTAGCCACGTGTTGCTCTATGATTTCTTTAATCTGATCTTCTGATAGCTTCTCCATGTCATTTATTTTGAATCATTGCTTTAAATTCTTTCTTGTGCTCTTTATAGAATTGCCTGGCAAAATTCTCTGCCTCGATCTCATATGGCCGCTCGTAATAATCACTATTAGCTGCCGTGTATAGTTTGCCCTCAAACCAGTTTGCCCTGGCTGATATCCATAGTCTTTTGTCGAGTATCTGCTTTACATGATAAAGCTCATGAATGATTGATTTTACCAGCTGTTTTTTATTTGGATTCTGAAATATGTTTATACCGAAAATAGTTGGTGAATACCCATGCACACTTGCCAGGCCGCCCTCTGTCCAGTATATACCTTTGTCGAAAGCTATATGCGATATTATTACTTCAATACTATCGATATCAAGCTCCCGGCAGACATAGTTGCATACCTTATTATATAAGGTGTCGTTGCTACCGGTATTGTTCTTTATAACAACCTGAGCCTGGTTGTTTTTACAACCGGCTAAAGCAAAGGTCAGGATTATGATCCCGGCACGACAAAGCAATCTCTTACTAATTACTTTATGTTTTCGTACTTCGGGCTTTACATATTGTTTTTTCTTTGTTTCCATAATTTCGATTTTTGGTCTTTTGTGATCCAGGCAGGATTCGAACCTGCAGTACTTACTGGCCTCATTGTTTCTGTTTTACCAGGCATATTACGGACCGCAGTAAGTACTTTACTGTTTATGTCAGCAAGTCGTCTACCAATTCCGCCACCGGATCTTGCTGCCCCGGTCCTTTAACCGGGGCTCTATCAGTGTGAAGAGTACAAAGAACGCACTGCCAATACCCGGCAGCAGGGTTAATCTTCTCAGGTTAGCCTGATGGCATTTTTTGACAGGCCCCTGTTATATATCTCCTCGATCATTTCCATGTATTGATCCTTGGTATGGCAGCGGACGAAAGCACGGGGATTAGCTTCAATTTTCTGAATCAATACATCGATCGCGAAATTCTCATTCTTGACAGCCTTGCTTAGAGCCAGCGGAAACCGGCTGTCAAAAACAAAACTGCATTGAAACTGCTGGTTAAGCTTCCGGTATATATCCGATATCTCCCTGGCATGATCAATTTCGAGTACATCGAGATTACCATTCTTAAGCTCTATCAGATCCCGGCGCCCCTCGCTGTTACTCAGCACGAGCAGGGCGCTCACTGCCATCTCCGGGTAATTATTTATAAGGCTGCTTAGCTGTATGAATGAACTCACCTTTTCTATCGTGTAGAAGTTGATATAATCCATGGCGCTCCAGTTTTTCTGGTTGCTGTTAAGCATGGATATATCTCCCCGGTTAATGCTGTCCTGGACGTAGTAAATTTCCAGACCCAGTGTTTCTGCTGCAGCCAAACGATGCTGTCCGTCAATAACCCGCATAAATTCGTCAATAACAATAGGATTTACATGCAGCAGGTTGCGTTTCTCAATAGAGCGCACAAGCTTATTGACATGCTTGGGATCCACCTCGCGGTTACTGCTGAAATCCTTGAAAAAGGAATAGTCTTTTGTCTTTTTCATACGTCAGTGTATTTAAGAGCCACCCGACGCATCTTACCGTCCTCGTCACGCACATCAACATATATCCCGGTATTACCGGGCTTGGTACGTACAGCCTTGTCGAACATGTCTACTGCCTCGATGAAGAGGGCAGCTTTACGATTTCTTGTCTTTGAGCTCTTGAACCTGTCGCGGTATTTACGAAGCCTCATAACCTTGCCCTGGTCTATCTTGCCACCGGGCGAAAACAGGAGATCCTGCACCAGCTCCCTTATAAATGCCATCTCCGGATTCTGTTGATCGAACGTGGCAAAGTACTCATCGAACTTATCCTTAACCATATTAGTATATGCATTATCGAATGTCAGGTTCTCCGGCTTTGTAACCTTGACAAAAATTGAGCTGTCGAACGAGCTTATTGTCATCCCGTCGGTCGGGATCCTGTGTCCTCTTATCTTCGCATCCAGTATCTTAGCGGCATATACAGCCTCATGAGCTTCGCGTGTAAGATCATCTACTTCACGCAGATACTTCTCTGCCTTCAAGGCAGCCCCTGCAATTCTGTGCGCATGCTTATCCTCAAGCCGCAACACCGGGTTAATGGCATACCTGGGTATCTCTTTCCCGGTATGATCCTTCCAAGTTTTTCCTTTTTGTCTCATCATTTAATGGTATTTATTTAGCGTATAACATTTGTCGATCTGTTCACAATGCGAGGCAGGCAGGTCGTTTCATAATAGGCTGCCTCATGATCCTCATTATATAGCTGGCTGCGTTTCAGGCGCAGGTCAAATAATACATTGTGGTATTCATTTATTTTGGATCGCCACTCTTTCGGATCGTCAGAATAGTCGTGTTCAAGGATCCACTGTTCTATTTCGTTGGCCCGCGCCCTGAGTTCTTCTATGTATTTTTCTATTGCTTTACTCATGGCGATAGATCTTTATGTCTAATAATTTGGGATCAGCCCTGAGGGCTGCCATGCCTTCTCCGTGCATTTTCCTGCGCAGTTCTGCTGCCGGATGAAGGTTCATGGTTATTATCTCGTTAAACAAGGCATTTCTGAGTTCTCCCGGATTCATCCCATTGCCCTGATACTTTGCCAGGAAAGATGCCTCCAGGAGAGCAACCTGCTGGTTCCACCACCGGTGATAGGTCTTCGAGATCACAAAAACCTTGGCAGTGAATTCCAGGTAGTCATGATAACGGAACCACTCCTCGGCAAGGTTATAATGAGCTTCATCATAAGCATCCGGGGAGAGTGCACAAGCTTTGCATACCCTTATCTTTGTTACCCTGATAAAGTCGGCAATGGCAATTGAATAAGGATGCTGGTCAGTGCTATGGGTTACTATTTTTATAATTCTCTGTTCCATCAGTTCTTTATTTTTATCCCGTGCAGATCAAGAAAGAAGCTGTAAGTGAGCTCAACTCCCAGGCGGTCTGCTTCCTTGAGGGCCAGCTCGAGGTAATCATGGAGCTCACCATAGTTGTTGCATATACGCTGCAGGTAAGCCTTTAGCCTGTTATCTTCCACTTTGTTTTCAAGGAATAGCCTGAAAGTCTTATCTACCGGTGGCAGGTAACGCATGCCGGCCTTGAACCTTCTGTGAAATTGAGGAAGGCCAACCCTATTGAGCTTTAGCATATTTGCGATCTTAGCCTCGATCTGAGAGGTACCTATAAGCACGATAGGGCATACCCCTTCGAGCTGGTCATACAAGCTCTTGATCACCCCGAAGGCGCTTGTTTTCATGTTCTCACATTCGTCAATAATGATAAGCGGCTTTCGGCCCTCGAGCTGGAACATGCTTAACCGGTGGGCTATGTTGCGCAGCCTGGTGACCGGCGTGCCGCATGGCTCCAACCCGATATCGTCCATGATGTCATCAATGAGTGTATGTATAGTATGCAGTGAGCTTATGGTAATAAGGCATGTATCCTGGGGATTGGTCATTAAATAGCGTTTAACAGCGTAAGTTTTCCCGCTTCCTGTATCGCAGATGAGTATACGGTTTCGGGCTAATTCGCGAGCCTCTTCGAGATGAGCCATTATAGATATATACTGCGGTGTGTTAACATGCTCCCAGTAAATTATATCGAGCTCGAATCCCACGCTTTTTGCCAGGGCATAATACCACTTGTCAGCAATACCATCTCCCTTGTTATTTATCATCTGGCTCAGGTATGCAGAATTGATATCACTACGCCTGGCATGTTCATTAAGGGAAATCCTTTTATCTTCCATGTAGCTTTTTGCAGCTTCTACTATTGATTTTTTTAGTTCGTCTTTCATTCTACTATTGGTTTTAGGTGTTGTTTATTTTGGTTTATAAGTATTTTGAAATGTCAATACGTGAGGTCAGGCTCCTTTCCTGTCGTTCCCACCAATCCTCATCTTCGATTTGTTCCTCGCGTTCTTTTAATGATTTTGTACTTGCTGCAATTTCTTTCTTTTCCTTCTCCCTGGGAAGCATCTTGCCCTTGGCCTCCTGGAGAGGATCCTTTTGTTGTCCATCGTAAGTGAACATTAATTTTTGACGATGCTCTGACAGGGATTCATTTGATGAGATATGCTCTTCAATTATCTGCCGGCGTTCAATGCCTGCTTCAACTACCTCCTCGATGATTGCCTCGTTCGATTGCCTGAGCGCTTTAAGCTGCTCCCTGTCCTCCGGGGTCTGATCAGCGATAGCCATCGGCTGTACGTATTTTTCTTCCAGGACAAAGGAGATCCTGCCGTCATCATCTTCAACAAGGATTGATGAAAGGTTTTCCGGATCATAGGTCACCCTCCAGTCACGTGTAAGATGTTTACGAAAAGCTATATCGAGGCTGTCATATACATAACCGGTTCCGTTAACCTGCATCAGCATACCCTTGCCGCCGGCTTTAATTGTCTTTTCCCTTACTGTCCCCATGGCCCGCAGGTAATCCCTGCGATCCATGAGTCTCTGTTCGGCTTTATTAAGTGCCATGAAATACTGCTGTGCCTTAACCTGGCGTTCTGATGCTATTATCTCTTCTATTTGCATGATCACGCCCATACGGTCCGGGAATTGCTTTTTGATTTTGTTCTTTAGCTCAATGTTCGGCTGGTTTTCCCTCCGGCTCTTTATGCCAAAGCCTGTCCAGTTATTAAGCAACTGGCAGTATTTCTTGTTGAGATATTTAAAATATGGCTCTATAACCTTGGCTTTCGCGTTTCCCACCCGCGCGGGTGTGTGCATGCGAGAAATAGATGCGTAGAAGGGACCAAGATCCTTTATAGCATAATGGTCAGATTGTATCTGATAAGGGGCAATATAGTGTCCTGTTTGTTCGTAAACATGATCAAACGCATTTTTAAATGCTGCTCTGATCAGGTCTGCATTTTCGTTATTGTCAATAACAATTCCCAGCGGGTATTTCATAAAAGGATCCAGCACGATTACTACAGTCAGCCGGTTATCATACCGGGTATGCATGTGACCATTACGGTCCGGTACCATCTCCTGGTATGCCAGTTCCACATCCCAGCCGTCGACAGTAACAAGCCGCAGCGGCGCCGACGGGGGACGGCGCCTGGCCTGGATCGCTTTCTCATTCATAAAGGCATTCCTTCCTTTCCTCCCCGGAGTGGTTACCAGGTCGATGGCGGGATCCTTCAGAATGTTCATTACCTGCATGTTTGTTAGCGATGGCCAGTTAGATGCTGCGGCCACCTGGTTATAATGATCAGAGATCTGAACAAAGTCCAGGTTATTGGGATGAGCCCGGAGTTCGGTGAGAACAGCTAACTGGGTGCGATATGTATCTTCGTCAAAGTCGGTGTGTTGTCTTGAGGATCCCTCCGGGGCCAGGCATTTGCCAAGCTTGCTGGCATTTTTGTTTTTAATACGTCCGTTAAGGATCACCCCGGGTCCGCGCCTGATATATAGTTTTGCCATGTGATTGAGCCGGGGCTTAACGGTCGGCAGGTTTATACCGTTCTTTTCTCTTAACGAGGGATTACCTTTAATGTGAGCAGTGAGGTTATTCCAGAACTCCTGGGTGTTCCACATCGGGAAGGTTTGCTTTTTCTGACTTGACAGCCGGCAGCGCTCAAGAAGATGCAGGTACCGGCAGGCTTCTATCGCGCGCGCGCGCGTACTATATTTTATATCCTGTTTCTCGAAAAATTCAGAGTCGGATACCTTTGAAATAAGCTGCCGGCTTATGATCGAAGTTGCCAGGAAGGCGTAAGGATCGAGGCCCCCGCAAAGCTTACGGATAACCAGGTCCTTGTATTGCGGCTTCATGGATTCGTACTCGATCAGTACCCGGCGCTGATCATTAGGATTGTCAATGAAGGTCCAAGAAGATGAATTTCTTTCACGTGCCTTAAATAGTGTATTGGATGAAATTCCTATGTTTACCAGTTCCTGGAACTCTATATATAATAAGGTATCTATAAATTTCATATCCTGAAATTTTTATACATTTGGTTTTTTATTGACCACAATATTTACCAAGGAAAAACAGGTCCGTGGCATCCTTATAGAACAAGGTTACCATACTTGACCCTCCGGATAATTCCTGTATGTCATAAGATAAATCCAAGTGCTGACTTATATAAGTATCTTTCATAACTCCTCTAATGGCGTCAGCTGTTCTCTTTGTTGCTTTGAACTTTATGGTTTGCTTCTCCATTTTTATACATTTGGTTTTTTATCGTTTCATCCAATAGCCGCCGTTGTGGCGGTTGGCCTGTTCTACTGAAATAGTTTCGTCTGTATTTAACCTGGCTATCCGGATAATCTGATCCGGGAACCGGTCTGAGAGCTGAATAAGAAAAGACTCTACATCAATGCCCCTTCTTACATTCTGCAAAACCTTCACTATTTTCGAATTATGCCAGGTAGGCTTCTCCTGATCCTGATCCATAACCTGAAATACTATATTGACCCTGTTCATTTTTATACATTTGGTTTTTTATCGGGTAACTTCAATTGAATCGAATGCGGCGGCCAGCTCCTGGTTGAACTTCACGACAGTGTCGTATACCTCTTTAACCTTGTGATTCATCCGGCGCTGACCGCTGAATATCATATTTATATAGCTTATTGATTTTTTTGATGCGAGCGCAATTATCTTTAAATCGCCAAGACGGAGTGCTTTTTTAAGCTCAATATTTTCGGGGTAACTGTAGGTGTATTTGACTTTTCCCATTTTTTAATATTATATTTGTGATTGAACAATGACACAAATATATATTCATTATTTGAATATTCCAAATATGAATATACAATTTATGAATATTTTTTATGTTAGGAATTAGGTTTAAAGAAGCGCGAGCCTTAATAGGTGTATCTCAAATTGTTGCTGCTCAGGAATCTGGATTGAGTCAAAGAGATATTAGCCAAATTGAAAATGATATAAAAGAATTTATACCAACTCAATATATTCAATACCTGAATAGAAGTGGCATTAATATTAATTCCCTTTTTAATCAAGATGAGAATGTACAGGTAAATGTCCAGCCAATTGTACAGCCAATTGACCAAAAAAGCCGTTTATCGGAAAACGATTTATTAAACGGTGCCGGCGAGAAGTATATTAGCCAGGGCAATATTTTGCTGGTACCGGTTAAGGCCCGGGCCGGTTACCTGGCCGGCTATGGCGATCCGGAATTTATAGAAACGCTGGAGTATTTTAAAATACCTGGGTGTAAACATGGAGAATACAGGATGTTTGAGGTGGAGGGAGACAGCATGTATCCGACACTTAAGCATGGAGACTACGCGATCGGCAGGGCTCTATCGGATTGCTGTCAGATAAAATTCAGTACTATATATATAATAGTATGCCGGGAAGAGGGCATTGTTATTAAAAGGATTTTAAATACACCTAAATACAAGGATAAAATTATAGCAAATTCCGATAATGAGAACCAGCAGCTGTACCCACCATTAATAATACAGGGAACAGAAATACTTGAATGCTGGGAGCTTTATAAGGTGATATCTGATCCGCCGGAACAAGAGGATTTCCTTGCCAGGCGTCTCTCAAAATTAGAGAAGGAATGGTCGGAATTCAGAAAATCGTTTAAGAAAAAATAACCTTTCCGTTTACTTATCATTTAATTCAATCAGGTTAATTAACCTTTAATTTACCTTTTTATACTTTTGGTTTTTTATCGTGCCTCGTGTTATAATAGCATCAACCTTCCATTCATTGGAAACCACAGAGGTCTTACTTTTAATGTTAAATTTATACATTTGGTATTATGCCCCTTAAAAGCTTTGAAAAAAGAGATGATGTCTTCTT